CAAGAAAGAAGCAGGCAAGAAATGAGCTTGATCATCGGGAAGCCCGCAGATGAAGCGGCGAAGGTTTTCATTCGCGGGATTATCCATTGTGTTGGACCTTTCTATTTTGAACGTGTGGTCAACACGACTAAGCGCGAGATGGCAAAGAGCGGCGTCTTCAATTGGAAGCCGTCTCTCGACAATATGCTCTTCGAAGTCGGGCCTGCTCCGGAGCCTTGGGCAGGGCAATGGGCCTTCCGGCTTCGCTGCACGCATCTCATGGACGATAACAGCGTTCAGGTCTGCGAGTTTTGGCTTCCGGAGAGCCAGCTTTCGCTTGCCCTGGCCGACAAGCTCACGGACTTGCACTGACATGGCTAATTTCGAAGAGCCCAAGCGGCAAGGAAACGTTCGGCCTGATCCTGTTCTCTATTCCGACGTGAGAGCCACGAAGGATGCGAAGCAGATCCGCGCCATTCTCGGCGATACGGTCTACGATGATCTGTTCACTGAAGGCGCTAATGCTCTCGTGAAGGAGCCGGGCATTAATATTACATCAGGGCAGGTTATCTTCTGGCCTGTCCTGATCTTCAACACGCAGGAGCGGCCGATCTTCAAGCTATACGATACGCTGGAGGCTCCTGCTGACGGTCCCGAGCCTATTGCATGGCAGAGGAAGCTTCCGGAAGACGGAGGAGCGCTGTTCCGCAAGGCGTATCAGATTTGCGGATGGAAGTAGGAAGGTAGCCTATGACTTTAGTCGTTACCGGCGCAATGCCGCATGCGAACGGAACCGTCGAGATCAGCGAGAGCGCAGCCAACCGCGCACGCATGAGCTTCAACCCTTCGGCCAATCCGGCCGTGGATCGCATCAAAACGCTCGCAGCCGCGCTCTACAGCGAATGCGAGTTGATCCAGGCGCAGGCCAAGAAGCGCTCGGAGGAAGCAGGGACCATCGGCAGCGACGCAACGGCGGGGCGGGAAGCCGCTACGGCAATGACGCATATCCAGGCCGGGGCTATGTTCGCTGTCTCTGCCGCTACGGCGGCTTGACGGCGGCATAAACTGCGGTCTAAATAGGGCTTCGAGGGACAACTCTTCGGAGCCCTTCTGCTGTCCGGTAAGCGGATCGCCAGCGCGACGTTAGCGCTAGAATTCGGGCCTGCTTCGCAGACAACCCTATTCGCTCCAAAACACTCTTGGCTCATCGAATAGAAGGTTTCCCGGATGTCTTCGTACATTCCCGTTCATTTTGTGAACACTTACAGCACCAACGTTCAGTTGCTGCTGCAAGAGCGCGGCGGAAAGCTCGCCGAATGCGTGATGATTGGCACTCACGTTGGCGAAATGGCTTCCCCCGTGGATCAGATCGGAGCCGTAAAGGCGCAGCGCGTCACGACACGCCACGCCGATACGCCGCTGATCAACACGCCGTCAGCCCGCCGCTGGGTACAGCCGAGCGACTGGGACTGGGGCGATCTGATCGACAAGGCCGATAAGCTGCGCATGCTGATCGATCCGCAGTCGAGCTACACGCAGAACGGCGTTATGGCGCTCCGGCGTGCGCAGGACGACGAGATCCTGGCTGCATTCTACGCCACGGCGAAGGTCGGCCAGAACGGCGGTGAGACGGAAGCGTTCAACACGACTACGAACAGCGTTGGTGTCACTGTCGGCGCGTCCGGCAACACTGGCCTGAACGTCGCGAAGATCCGCGCAGCCCGTAAAAAGTTCATGGGCTGGCATGTGGACTTCGACAGTGAGCAACTTTATATCGCTGTGACTGCCGAAGAGCACGACGACCTTCTGGCAGAGACGCAGATCGTCAACCTGGACTATACCGAAAGGCCGGTTCTGACGGACGGCAAGATCACCCGCTTCCTCGGCTTCAACTTCAAGCATATCGAATTCGGCGACGCCGCGTTCTATGAAGCTGCGCCGTCGATGGTCTCGGGCACGATCAATTATTGCCCGGCGTGGGTGAAGTCCGGCGTCCATCTCGGTCTCTGGAATGATCTCATGATCCGCGTCGCCGAGCGTCCCGACAAGCGGTTCTCCACGCAGGTTTACATCTGCGGAACCTACGGCGCGACGCGGCTGGAGCTGAAGAAGGTTCAGCGGATCGAGTGCGATACTGCGTAAGCGGTATCGCCTTCCGTAGCCGTTCAAACACTCGACACAAGGGTTTAGGTCATGAAAGTAGGCGATATCGTTTGGCACCGTGAACACACTGGCGTTCCGCTGGAGCCTTATCTAGGCCCCCGCGCGGCAATCGTGACGAAAGTCTATCTCTCGGGCGCTGTCGATCTCGTCTTCTTCCCCGAGCTTCAGACGCGCGCAGAGGTAGTCTTCGTGCAATCAGGGGAGCTTGCGCCTACTGATCAGCACTATGCCGAGTGGCCGCACTAAGCCTTAGGGCTTCATGGAAAAGGTTTAAGTCATGACGACACAAAATAGCACTCAGTATGCCGCACAGACTGCGGTTCCGCCTACCAAGACGGACGCCGCACTGATGTACGGCAAGGCCCGCGTCTACAAGATCAACTTCGCGCAAGCGGGCGTTGGCTCTGCGGGCTCCATCGCACGCCTGATCAAGCTTCCTCCCGGCAAGGTGGCCGTCTACGGCTATCTGTCCTGGCTGCGCACGTCGAATATGGGCTCCGGCCGGACGCTGCATATCGGCTACTCGCAGTACAGGCTGAAGGACGGCACGATCCAGACCGCTGATCCGGACGCCTTGAACGCTTCGCAGGCGGCAAGTGCTGTTGCAATCTTCCAGCTCGGCGCTGCCAATACGACGGCTCCGGGTGGAACGATTGTCTTCGAGAGCTTGGCAGGCGTCTCGCTCATCGCGACCGTCAACGTCGGAACCATTCCGGATCTCGCCACCATCGAAGGCGTGATTACGGTCGGCGTCGAGTAGGCACAGCATGGAACAGGAACGGCCGTTACTTATTTGCGGGAGCGGCCGTTGCCTGTTCCATGATTTTGAGACCCTTGCGATAGAGGCGGGCGTCGGCGTCACGGTGCAGTATCTTGCGGAATGGTTCGATATCATGGCGATCAACGATGCGTACCTCGCCCTTGACGTCGTGCACCATCTCGTCAGCTACCACGATGAGATCATCTGGCCGTTGCTGATGCTGAAGGGGCCTCGGCTTCTCGACAAGGGCGAATATGCTGTCCGGATCGACGGCCTGACGTGCCACTCTCAGCGCGAAAACAAGGGCGTAGACAGGGTCTGGATCTTCGACGAGGGTGGCGGCAGCTCCTCGCTCTTCGGCGTCCAGATCGGCCTAGAATTGGGCTATAGACGGATCATCCTCGCTGGCGTACCGTTCGATGCAAGCGGCCGCTTTTACTTTCCGCCCTGGAAGAGCGGGCACGACTATGCGGGCTCTGATGGTTGGGAGACTTGGGAGCTGCTGAAGGCTAATGGAACGCTCGATAACGTTCGCTCTCTTTCGGGAAGGACGCGCGAGCTGCTAGGCGAACCAGGAAGGGACTGGCTATGGCAGTGACACGTAGGTTTTACGGCTTGAACTATGCAGCCGAGCGCGGAACGATCACGAACGCGGCAACGACCACGTCGAAGGATATCGAGATCGTTATCAACCAAGGCAACGCAGCCGGAACCGCGCAGGAGATTGCGCAGGCGAACGTCTATAAGAACAAAGACGTCGTAATCGGCCAGCTCTATGAGTTGATCGAGGAGCTGAAGACCGGCAAGCTGCCCTGGCCCGCGCCGCTGGTCTAAGCCTTCATCGCGCGTTTGAACGGGCAGGAACATGGCAACGCAAATCGAGATCGCCAATAACGCATTGACGCTCTGCGGCGCGGCGCGGATCATGGCCTTGACGGACGCGCAGAAGCCCGCGCAGGCGATCAGCACTGTCTACGCGATCACGCGAGATAAGTGCCTCGCCGCGCAGAACTGGAAATTCGCGCTTACCCGGTTCAACCCGAGTGTCGGCGCGGCTCCGCTATTCGGCTGGACGTATTCATACATCATTCCCGCCGAGATCCTGCGCCTTGTCGAGATCCGAGACAGGTTCGTCGGCTACGGATCTCTCGGTCCCTCAGTATCGGACGGGACGCCGCAAGAGTTCGAAGTCGAAGAGAATGCGCGAATACAGACGAATTACGAGCCGCCGTTGAACTGTCGCGGCGTGAAGCGGATCACGGACGAAAGCCGCTTCGATCCTCTATTCGTCGATTACTTCATTCATGAGCTGGCTCTTGCGGTTTGGGAGGACGTGTCGCGGAAGAACGCCACGAAGAAGGATCAGGTCGAAAAGGCCCGTGATCGTTCGCTTCGGATCGCGCGGAACCGTAACGGCATTCTGGAGCCGCCCGAAGAGCTTCCCGACGACAACTGGCTGCTGTCTCGTATAGGTCCATAATGGGTGAAATCAGCTTTTGGCAAGCCAGCTTCAACGGCGGCGAACAAACTCCGCTGCTTGAG